TCCGTAGAGCTTGCTCGACATCTTCAGGAATTTCTCAACCATGAGCTTCTGCAGCGCATATGGAGAGACTGGATTCTGGTCGACCCACTCGTCCGTGGGAAGCTTAACTGTGTTTCCGTAGACTGCACAGGTAGAAGAGAACACGATCCTTGGCTTGTTTGGAGAGTTTGCTACTGCCATCACAAGCTTCATGGTCATGTTGACGTTCACCTCAGTAGTCTCTGCAGGGTATTCCACCGTATAAGAAACACGAGGGTTTGCAGCAAGGTGAAACACAGTGTCATATAAGCCGCGCCTCACGCGATCGAGGACATGATCTGATGAGAAACAGCCATTGACCACGAGGACTAAATCTCTCGAGCGCGTCCCAATAGACTCTGCGCGCTCTTCCCAGATTGGAAGTGCTGCCCCAAGAACATTTCGAGTCTTGAGTCCATCTAGAAACTCTAAGTGACCGTTCGACATATCATCGGCCACATCTACAGTCCAGCCTAGACGTACCAGCTCATGAACAAGATTGGAACCGATGAAACCAGCCCCACCGGTTACAAGCGCTCTCACTGCTCGCCTCTCAAATTGTCCTGCATGTAGAAGCTCTTTCCAGTGTCCTTGAGCTCTCCGCGGAGATACTTGATCACGTCGCTTGCCATGTCCCGGGCAGTACACGTGGGAACGTTCTGAGCAATGTGGTTCAGGTCCCTGAGGTTGGTGAATGGGAAATCATGAGGAATTCCCATCATATGAAGGGTCTCTCTGATCGAGAGTCCACGGTCCTCATGAGGATGCATCAGGTGAGTCAGCGTCCTTCCTACCAGAGCGTTCGTTCGCTCATAGTAGAATCCCGGAGATCCATCCATGAATCTGCCACCAGCAGCAACCTTCGCCTTGATCGACTCTAGCCGCCGGGTCTCCTTCGACTCAGGGTAGTTTGCCTTCAAGTAGGCGATGCACTCACTAAGCAACCCCTTCTCAGCGAGGTAGGTGTAGACTGAATGGATTGATCCCTCGTCGTGACCTTTGACAAATTCCTGGTGCGTGGTCCCATGGTGCTTGAGCAGGAATTCATAGGAGCGATATTCCTCGCTGGCGCGCGTGAGAGTGAACTGGTCTTGATTTGCAGCGCTCTCAGGCACCTGCTTGATGTAGTCGTAATATGCTGGCGTGGAACGGTTGAACGGCGACATCTCTGGACATGTTCCATCGCGCCAATAGAAATAGAATGTTCGAATCCTGCGCTGGGGAATGCCGTGCAGCATTGTGTTCGTCCTATAGACCGAGAACGAGTACGAGTGCTTCTTGGCGAGATCGTGAAGACCATCAAGGACCTTCTTACCTGAATTCGTGAACAGGCCTGGAGCGTTCTCTCCAAAGAATACTTTCGGCTTCACCTGGCCGAGAACTACCTCAGCAGACTCAAACATCCATTTGTTCTTGTCGTCTCGAGTCTCATCGCTTCTGCTTGTGTTTAGCTGGCTGAGTCCTGCACAGGGACAAACAGAGTTGACAAAGTCGATCTCTCCCTCTGGGATTACGCCACCCTCATCAAGAGAGATCCTGGGCACGTCAGGCCAGTAATTTTGGATGTGCTTTTCATTGTCAGCAAAAGCCTTATAGCTCAAGTGGTACTGTGGCTTATTGCCAGTTGCCTGGCTGCACCCTACTGCACTTCCACCAATCAGCGGAATGATGGTTGCCCACTTTGTGTCAGACATTCTTTCTCCTGTACTTTGATTCGATCTTTTCGATAGTCCCGCGCTTCACCAAGCCCTGGAGTAACGCCCAAGTTTCCTTCCAGCTGCCTTCTTGCTTATAGAGTCCAGGAAACCTAGACTCAGCAATCTTAGCAACTCCATTGTGATCAGACATACCGCCGAGCTCATCCAAGATAGAGAGGAGGTTTGCCTCTTTGTCAGTAGAAAGATAGTCTTGAGACTTATCAGGAGTGGCAGGCTGCTTCTGCTCTTCACGGCTCTTATCGACTCGCAGAGTCACCTGTCTAGAAGCTTTCTTTAGATCAGCTAGCTTCTTGTTGAAGTCTGGCTTTTCCATAGACATCACTTCACGGCCTTCTTCAATTGTGCTGGCCACAACGACTGCCTTGACAATCTTCGGACCAACGGCTTCCTTTGAGATCGGGGCGGCGGCCCGCTTGAGCGCAAGCTTCTTGTTCTCTCGTAGCCTACGATAGACACCATACTGGCAACAAGAAATCTCACAGCCGAAGTTTGTAAAGTACCCAAGCTCAGATACCTCTCTCATGTGCATCTTTGACTCATCTTCATCATTGAGCTCAAAGAAGTTATCAAGATCTCGCCTGATAGAGTTGATCAATCTACGGCCAACTTCAGCTGAGATTGAGTGCTCGAGGTCTGCGTAGAAGTAGTTTACAGTGTCCATTGCTCCGACTCCGGGAACAACAAACTCATCATCCTCATCGATGTTACCTGGACTGCCCTCTCGAATCAGAGTTCCGACGTCGGGCATGCGGGCCAAGTTACAAGAGAAGTGATAGCCATAGTAGTTTCCAATCCCACGAGTGGAGTTCAGAAACTCGAAAGACTGCTTCATGTCAGGCTTGGTTTTATAGAAGTTCACAAACCTTGGGCCCATGTAGGTGAACCAGTACAAGATGTCAGAGGGTCGTGTCGAGCGCTCTGCCAGTTCAGCCGCAGTTGTTCCCAGCTTTTGATCTATTGGAGTTCCACCAATGCTTCTTGCGTAATTCCTCGCGGCGACCTGGAGGCTCGTGCGAAGCTCCGTAGTCCCATAGATCTGTTCCTTAGACTTGGCGGCAGCCTCGAGGTTCTCAAGAAGCTGAAGCTGATAGCTCTTGTCTCCAATCAGGCGCTCGTAGACAATGAAGTCCGCACCAGTGCCTCGGACTGCAATCTTTACGGTATTTGAGGGGCCATAGAACTTGACGATAGCAGAGTTGATCAGTCGATCTTCAAACGTCGCCTTGGAGTTGTAGTTCAGGTTCTCGTTCAGCCAGATGATCTCATCGTGGAAGCTACGATTCGGATGGAAGTACGGTACCGACTTTCCATCCACCACGAAACCGTATCCAAACAGAGACTCTTCCTCGGGCTTATGCCTGAACTCATCGAAAGTCTGAGTCTGCGCAAACCGCACAAGGTACTCTCGACGGTTCATCTCCTTGATGAACTTGACAAAATCTTTCTTCTTTTCTGGATCAATAAGAGCAATGAGCTCAGAATCACTGAGCTTCATAAGCTGGGCGTTTGTCATCTTAGAGGTCCTCGAGGTGTCGTCGATTTTCTTTGCCGACAAATGGATTGCTGACGAAGATGACTTTGGTATCGAGGTAATTGGCATCGATAGCCCTGCGGATCTCTTGGGTTTGGATCTCATCGTCTTCGTAGAAGTAATCAACTTGGATACCAAGCTTCGAAAGATCGACGATAGTCTTGGCCTTGTGCTGTCCAGAAGATACTCGAGTCTTTCGTTCATATGGTACCTGGTTGAAGAAGACGGTATTGTTGATTCCATTCCTGCGGAGGAAAGCCAGAGTCTCTGCTTCTTCCTGCTGGCTACGACCTGTGATGATCACGTCTTGAGGTCCTGGACGAATTCCGCAGACTCCATCTCCGAGATGAATCACGCCATCGATATCAAAGCCATTCACCTTCATGCAGCCTTCCTCTTGAAAGTGAAGTCAAACACCTTCTTCTGCTTGAACATCATGATCGGGTGCTCAGTTACTTCCCACAGAGCTGGATCAAAGAACCTTGCCGGATACTCCTTAAACTTGCCTGACGTCTTGTGGAACTCAATCGCAACGGTCTCAACAAAGTCGGGAATCTTGTCGATAGTGTCGAGCAAGTCATATTCCTTCCCCTCAATGTCGATCTTTAGAACCTGGGGACGATACTGCTCAAGTAGGGCGCTGAAGTTGTGAGAATCAACCTCGACCGAGACATCACTGGAGTTGCGGCGCTTTGCTGTAGACGAAGAAACTGAGTTTCTCTGCGACGTAGCGTAATAGAACGTGCACTTTGGTTCGCTGTGCTCGCTCACGGCAGCGTTCAGGTTTAAGGAGTTCGGAGAATTCAGCTGGAGCATCGCAAAGTTGTCTGGGCAAGGCTCAACTGCAATGACCTGCTTTGCGCCAGCATCTACTGCCATCCGCGCAAATCCACCGATGTTTGCTCCAAGGTCCATGACAACCTTGCCCTTCACATCAATGTCACCATAGTTTTTCTGGCACTCCTTGATCGAGTTCGGATCAAAGGTGTCGATTCGAATGTAGTAGCCGCTTGGCATCTTCTTGACCTTGCATTCGACAAAGTCTCGAAGCTTACCATCGAACCGACGACCGACAGGAAGCACTTCATTCTCTGCGCTCACTTGACCTCCCGATTGCCAGAAGGAGCAATGGCGTAGAGGTCCTGAGCCTTGTACGGCTTGTTCTGGCGCTCAGTGTAACGTGTGAGGCGGCGCTGAGAGAGGGACTCGCACTCATAAACGGTCTCGTTCAGAGTAAGCTGCTGGGGAGGCGTCTTCTGGGTGAAGGCGCTCGGACCACGGAGGGCACCGACCAGGCCCATCTCACGAGCGACCTTGAGATAGCGCACTGCATCGATGACTACGCCAGCCGAGTTCGGAGAGTCGATGACAGAGAGCTGTGCATCGAGGATGACCGGCGCGCCGAGGAAGCCCTCCATCTCAACACGGAAGTTCGCCACCTTGTTGTCACCGTAATACCGAATGTACTCTGACGGACCTGCGTGGAGGAACGAACCCTCGGGGTTCACGTTGCGGATCACGTTCTGCGCACGGATCACGTTCTCCTTCGAGACCTTCTTGTACTTAAGGCGGGACTGGTCGGTCATGTTCAGGAAGTCGGTGTTACCGCCGACATTTCGCTGGATGTGGCACTTGACCTTGTGACCACGCTCGAAGGCGAGCTCCTGAATCATCTGGCTGAGAATCGACGCGCCGAACTGCGACTTCATGTCATCACCGATGAGGGGAATTCCGGCATCAATAAACTTCTGCTCCCACTCAGGATTCGAAGCGATAAACACCGGAATGCAGTTCAGGAATGAGACGCGGGCCTTGAGACAAGCCTCAGCGTAGAACTCAGTCGCCTTCTGGGATCCGACGGGCAAGTAGTTGATGAGGATATCAACCTTACGATCGACAAGAACCTGAGCGACATCGACCGGCTTCTCGTCCGAGGCGCGGAAAGCCTCGTCATCAGAGTAGTTCTCCATGACGTAAGCGATTCCGTCGAGGATAGGGCCCATCTGCACAGTGGGCCCAGCCGGAACATTCTTCTCGTAGATCGGAGTGCAGTTCGGCTTCGCAAAGATCGCGTCACGGAGCGACTTGCCGACCTTGCGCTTGTCGACATCGAATGCCGCAACAACCTCGACATCTCGAACATTGTAACCGCCGATGTCGCCCTTCATCAGGCCATCTCGCTCGGCACCGTTCGTGTAGCCGTTGTAATAGGTGAGGCCCTGGTAGAGAGAACTGGCACAGTTTCCAATGCCAACGATCGCAACGCGGATCTTGGCAGTCTCAGAGGTGTTCTTAGCGGACATTGTTGACTCCATTGTGAAGACTATTGAACTTGTCGGTTTCAAGATTCCAGCGGTAAGACTGGGGACTCAGGTGAATGCTCTTGGGGCGTTCCATGTACTCGAAATCGAGCTCTCCCTTGCTGTTGATGAACTTGGAAGGCCAGTGAAAGATGCGCCAGCCGTTCTCAGATCCCATCTTATCCTGGAGAGCGTTAAATGTTTCGACCAAAGTGGCACGCTCTGCCCAAGAACCAAAGAACGGAGTGCCCTTAAAGAGACCAGTTCCAGGCAACTTTCGAGACTCATTCTCGATAGGCAGTAGATTCACGAGCTCGACATTCTTAATTCCGAGCTCCTTCACCTGCTGCTCGAGCTCAATAGCCAAGCGCTTGATCTCTGCAAGACCGTCTTCGGTCCGCATCAAGTGGTGCCGCACATCGATGTTACCGAGGTAAATCGTGATACTGTCGAGGCCAGAGAGCTTGAGACCAGAGCGCTCCTCGATCTTCTTGCCAAGTCCATCTCGGAGGGTGCTGAACAGGGTGAGACCATCGTTGCGGCAGACCATCTGGCCAGGGTGGTAGGTCGAGAAACTGTGACTGTCACCAAAGCAGAGGTTCCGAGTGCGCTCTACATGATCGAATCGACGAGTGTTCCGGCAGATCTCATCAAGGCGCTCAGGGTCAAGCTGCGCGACATCCTTGCTGGTCGACTTATTCGTCCAGCGGCTCTTGACGCTAGCACCAATCATCGGCATGTCGTGGTTCATCACGAAGGTCTGACCCTTGAAATCCTGGATTCGCTTGAACCGCCAGACGACATTGTCATCGATACCGAAGAAGTAGTTGATCGCGCCGCCATAAGCAATACCGAGCGAGACGATCAGAACGTCGTAACCCTCGTAGGTGTCACGCTGGCCCAGGATCTTTACGTTCTTCCAGCCAGCATTCACCAGCATGTTGCGGTAGAGCTGGACCCAAGCAGAGTTGTGAGAGTGCTTTGCCTTTGGAGTGACACGCTCCAGACCGTCAATCGCAATCTTGGCGTCCTTGGGGACATTGAAATCCGTGAAGAAGCTAGCAGACATTATCGAACTCCCGTGCTACCGAAGGCACCATCGCCTCGAATTGTGTTTTCTTCATAGAGATTGTTAAGCTCAACGACCTCCACATTATCATAAAAGACCGGAAGAAGTACAAACTGCGTGATCTTATCTCCACCAGAGATAACCTGCGGCTCAGTTCCGACATTCATCATGTGGAGGTGAATCTCGCCCTGATAGTCTTCATCGACAACGCAGGCTCCGACAACCAGCTCTTTCTTTGCCGCAATACCGCTCTTGTTGAAGGCGATCAAAGCATGACCCTTCGGCACGTTTGCTTTGACTCCGCTCGGAATGAGAACGCTATTCCCAGGATTCACCATGTAAACATCTGCGCTGGGCACAAAGAAGTCGATCCCTGCTGACTGAGGAGTTCCACGGGCTGGAGTCTTGACGTCACGAATCTTCGAGATTTTCACTTGGTCTCCTTCTTGGACTGGCGGTAGTTGTTCCAAGCGCCAAGGTATGCTGCGGCGTCGAGGAAGTTGTCTTCCTTGTAGTTGTAAGAGTGCCGGGAGAACTTGAGCGCGATGAGCATCGCAAACATGTCATCGGCATCGAGCTGCTTACCGGTCATGTTGGAAGCAATCGCCGCGGCACGTTCCAGACCCTCACCGATCGGTCCATACTGGCGCTCCTTCTCTTCAGAGCGGTTGTTGATGATTTCGTCAGCAGCCTTAAGAATGTTCATCAGAAGATCCTCTTCATTACGTTCTTGGTCCATTCGTTGATTTCTTCCTTGGTCAGTTCCCTACGTGGAAGCTGTAACATCTCTTCGTCGATGACAGACCAAGTGATGTCATCGCGGAGCTTGAACTTTGTTTCAGTTGGCTGAGGCTCGTGCTGGATGATGAATTTCATCATCTCAAAATGGCGCTCGTAGACGTGGAAGCTTCCAGCGTGGTGGAAATAGCGACCGAGCTCGACATTGAGTCCGCGAGTACGAAGCTCATTCAACATCATCTGCTGGAACATGCTGAAGGTGAACGCATCGTTGCAGAAGCCATAGACGGCATCGTTAGACCGCATGTTGACAGCGAGGTGGAGCTTACCCTGGCGCAAGAAGAACTGGATGTACTGCGTGCATGGGTAGTCCTTATCATTACCGTGCTTGTGATGCGGCTGGTTGATCGCGATCGTTGCTCGACGAGTATCGTTGTCTCGCATGAGTTCATCGATCACCCACTGCCACTGGGGCTTCAGGTACGTGCCGTAGTTGGACTCGACCTCAGACTTGTCGTCCTGGATCTGGCGCCAGATTGCGGCAAGCTTACCGATGTTCTCAACGCTTCGGTTCGCAGAAAGATACCAGAGCCACTCTGCGACAGCATACTGCGGGCTAAACTTTCTGGCCGGCGCAGCAATCATCATATCAGTGGGGTCTTCGATGACAAGACCGACGCAGAGCTGCTCGATCACCTTCGAGCCTCTAGTTACTACTTCGTTTCCAAATGTGGTGAGCTCTCGGAGCTCACCAACAAGCGCGAGTTCAAGGTTCTTGTATCTCATGGGCATATCCTACTTGGGATTGGTGAGAAGTACAGTCACTTTTCGATGTTTATGACCTTGAGTTTCTGCCAACGAGTGGACATTCCAAAGTCGCCCTTTTCAACTTCGGCGGCGGCAAAGGTGAACCGATTTAAGGAGCTTCCGGCCGCAGCACCCCAGCAGAACATCTTGTGCACTTTTCCAGAGTTTGCCATGCACTCCAGAAGAAGATAGGGCTTCTTGTTCTTAGTGAGCTTTGGAATCGCATTCACAATCATGAACCAGTAGATGTCGTGGCGGTCACAATCATCGATAGACCTGACATCTTTCTCCTTGAGCCACTTGGACACCTTCTCTGGAATCGCAGACTCGATATTGAATGAGCCAAGAAGCTCTCGATCGAATTCCATCGTAGTCTGCATACCCCACTCAGGAGCTTCTATCGAGTCCGCGATGAATTCCTTGAGCTTGCTCTTTCCATAGAGCGGCTCCTTCTTGGTCCTCTTCTTGAGCTGATCAGCAGACCCAATAACGATGTCATGCATCTGCCTGTAGGAACTGAAAGTCTTGCCCTCGCCAACCATGTCCATTGAGCCGAAAGCACGGATCTTGATAAGAGACTCAAGCGCTTTCTTATTGAACTTGCTGTGCCTCCAGCTTCCATCTTCGTTCCAGAGGAGATCGTCAATTCCCTTGTATGGTCGGTTCTCAAGTATCTCATCGATCGCAGTGGAGCCGACTCCCTTACAAGAGAGGAAAGACGGCATGAGCTTGTAGTCACCAACCGCAGCCCATGACTTCTTAGCGTAATTGATATCGATCGGGACAATCTTATACCCGAGGCTCTTCACCTCAGAGATAGCCTTCGGCGCCTTCTTAGATCCAGCAGTCGCCTCAAGGTAAGCGATGAGCCACTCCTGCTCATAGTAGGTCATGAGCCAAGCGCAATAGTAGGAGTTCATCGCATAGGAAACGGCGTGAGACTTGTTGAAGCCGTATCCCGAGAAGTAGCAGATGTTCTCATAGAGCTTATCTGCGGTCTTCTCGTCAATTCCATTCGCCATAGAGCCCTTGACGAACTTTTCCTTGAGGGCCTTTGCCTTCTCGACGTTCTCGTTTCCAGAACCGACAGGCTTCATCATCTTTCGGATCTTGTTGCATTCTGCCTTCGGAAATCCTGCGACCACGTGGCAGAGCTCCATGACCTGTTCCTGGAAGATGATACATCCATAAGTCTCTTCGAGGACCTGCTTGATCAGTGGATGCCCATAGTGCACGGAATCAGGCTCGCTCTTTGACTTGATGAAGAGCTTATCAACCTTTGCTCCGAGGGGACCTGGACGATAGATCGAGGTCAGGGTCGCCAGATCGATCACATTTACTGGTTTTGCCGCAGTGAACAACTGCTGTGCTCCACGGTTCGTGCACTGGAAGATGCCTGCCCATCGACCAGAGTGGTAGACATAATCATAAACCTTCTGGTCATTAAAGTCGATGACCTTTGGAGCCATGTTGTTATCAAACCAGTCTCTGATATCCGAGAAACTGGAGTTAGGCTTGCTCTCTTTTTCAAGGATGAGAGCGATGGTTCGCTCGATCATTCGCAGCGTACCAAGCCCGAGGAGGTCAAACTTGACCCAACCGAACTCCTCGAGGTGCTTGTAGTTCATTCCCTCGACCCACGGAGTCTGCTGTTCTCCCTTTGCCATAATCAGCGGCATACGCTCACCAATCTTCTCAGAGACGATCACACCACCGGCATGACGACCAAGAGCTTTGTTCTGCTTGAACAGAACTTGGAGCGGATCCATGATGTCCGGGTGAGATTCGAGGAAGTCTCGGGTCGACTTTGAGTACTTCATCGCATCTTCTAGCGTGATGTCAAACCCCTCATCGGCATCCTCATCGAGCTTTGCGCCTTCGGCGACATCGCGCTCGAGGCTCGCCAACGCCCGGTTCACTTCATCGAACTCGATGCCATAGAACCTGCTGACGTCCTTGATTAGGCTCTTGAGCTTGAATGTGTTGTAATTCGAGATAGGAACGATGTTCTCTTTACCGAACTTGTCCCGCATCAGGTGAATGAGGGCATCACGGTCACTGATGTCGGAATCGATATCCGGGTACTCAGCACGGTCGATCGAAAGGAATCGCTCAAAGAGGAGACCATAATCAACCGGATCGACGTCGGTGACGTACAAGACATAGTTCACAAGGCTTCCAGCACCTGAGCCTCGACCAGGGCCAACCAGCATGTGGTCTCGAGCAAGATCGATGATCGCCTTCATGGTCAAGAAGTACTCGCTGAAGTTCTTCTCCTTGATGACTTGGAGCTCATACTTCAGGCGCTCGATGTACTCAGGCTTCTGGTGGAGTCCTCGCTTCACAAGTCCTTCCTTGCAAGCGTCGAGGAGAGCCTTTGCCGCCGTCTTGCCCTCAGGAATGACGTAAGTCGGAAGCTTCATCGAAGTGTCAGGCTTGACTTCACCGACGATGTCGTGGGCGATGAAGTGGGTGCGCTCGATCGCGTCGACAATCACTTCGTCATCGTAGAATGTGTAGCCGTTCTTGACCTGCTTGTAGGTCTCCCAGACCTGATTTGCATTCTTGGGATAGAGCTCGCACTTGAGATCATCGCGAGACTTTGGAAGAGAGTCAGGATTGATCTCAGTGTGGTTGAGCCATCCCAACTTCTTGTAGATTTCCCGCTCGCGCCAGTGCTCAGGTCGAGAATAGTGGGAATCGCAAGTAACCACAAGGTGTTGCGTCATCGAGTTCTTCTTCGCAAACTCGATAATTGCGCGGTTCACAAGGTGCTGTGCGGGTAGCTTATTAAACTGTAGCTCTAAGAAAGTATTCTCAACGCCGACGGCATCAACAAGCTGGTCAACTGTGTTTCCAATCTCCCGCATTACCTTCTCAGCCAGATCTCGGTTATCGAGAATGTGAGCATCAAGGTCATTGAACCCGTACTTCTGGAGCTCTTGGAACACAGAGTAGGCAACTGGTCCACCAATACAGGCGGTAGAAACCAGGAGGTCACCCTTTGATGCCTGCTTCAGCATCTTGTAGTCAATTCGCGGGAACCGATAGAAGCCATCAGAGTAACCACGAGACACAAGGTGGAACAGCTTCTGCAAGCCAGAAGAATTCTTCGGAAGAACCACAAGGTGGTGACGGCGCTTCACGGGATCGAAGAACTTAGAAGACTTAGTCTCGTCTTCGTTCTCGACCGTGAGGCTAGCACCCTCTGACTCGACATTGGTGGTCTCATCGTCGCCATCTACCGTTGCAACAATCTTCTTCTCAAGCTGGAGCTCGGGAAGCTTGCCTTCTTTCGAAAGAGTGTAGTGGCGACTCCACTCAGAGAGATCGGGATGAACGTACATCTCGCAGCCAGGAATGAACTTGAAGTGCTTGCCTGCCTTGTGCATCTTCTCCGCATGGAGATAGGCATGCGCAAATCCATTCATCTGTCCGTGATCGGTAAGGCTCCAGCCATCAAGGCCGTTCTCAACGCAGAAATCGATGTGTTCTTGCGGATAGCCAAGACCGTCAAATGTGCTGAATCCGCTGTGAGAATGGAGACCAAAGAACTTTGTCGGGATTCGGTTGCTCATGTCTTCCTGTGGGGGTACACTTGATTATACCACAAGCGCGTGGCATCTTCAAGAGAAAGTTTGGGCCCGTAAAGGGCCCATGGTTCATATCTTCTTTATGGCTTCTTGTTGCCAGCCCTTGCTGACCTCTCCATTCACCAGCAAGTCATAGAGATAAAAGCACTCAAGTTCGCTCTCGTAGGGATTGACCTCTCCTCCAACGTTATCGTCATCAGTAATCCTACAGGCAAGAACAATTGCTGGAGTGTCTTCCCAGATATACAGAGGACTTTCGCGCCACTCTCCGGTTGGAGTCAGCTCATCTGTCCAGCAAGGAGTGTGCCCAGGCTTGGTGAATACAACAAGCTCGCCAGCGCTGAACTCAGGGCGCTCAATTAAAGAATCCTGAACCGCTCTTTGTGACGTTGTCAAACTTCTGCTTCTCTTCGATCGCATCGTTGAGCTCCTTCACCATCTTATCGAGATTCTGCTCGAATACTTCCTTGTATTCGGGGCATACAAATAGATTGTCATCTTCTGCGGTGAGCTCAAGGGTCCTGAGGTTGTCTACAATATCAGTGCCAGTCACCATCGCGAGCTGGACAATCTTTGCAATCTGCGCAATCACGTCATCTGAGAACTTGTACTTCATTTTTTCCTCACGTTTGAATGTCTGGACACCAGTGGGTCGTTCGGCCATCTGGCGTTTCCTCACGCAAGACCTTGTTGCCATGCATGTCAGTGTCTCTACTGTAAACAAGGAAGCGCTCAGAGTATTGGCCGACAGCGCCGTTCATATCAGAGTAGCTCTTGATCGTTGCGCCGCCTGACTGATAGCTCGCCCGGATCACCTTCTTGATGCTGGCGTTCAGCGTCGAAAGCTCCATGCTCGATAGATGGCTGACCTTTCGGTAGGGACTGATCTTTGCAAGCCATAGAGAGTCGGCCTTGAGATAGTTTCCAACGCCAGAGATCACAGACTGACTCATGATAGCCTCGCAAACAGTCTTGTTTTTCATCTTCATTAGTCGCTTTGCGAAGACATCGTCTGGCACGTCTTCAAACAGCATGTCGGGACCGAGAGTGTCGAGCTTCTTCACGGTCTCATCCTTGTCCTGGACAAGCTTGAATGTGCCAAAGTTCCTGGCATCGGTGAAGTACAGCACATCACCATCCTGGAACTCGATCATCACTCGAGCGTGAGAACTGCGCTCGGTCTTCCAGCTCCCTGACATCCCCAGCGTGTTCCAGATGAACTGGTCGCCGTCAAGGGCGGCAAAGATGAACTTTCCTTTCACGCCCCAACCCTCGACCTTTGCTGGCAGATTCACGGTCGACAAGCCCTCGATTGGCTTCTTCAGGTATCGACCACTGAGCGGCGTGATCGCCGTAATGATCTTTCCAGTGCTGAACTTTGCCAGATTATCAGTGATCCGGCGGCACTCAGGTCCTTCAGGCAATTGCGTATTCCTCCTTGAGCCAGTCGTGGTACAGATTCAATGCGTGGTCTCTTGGTTCTACTTGCTGCCAGTCTCCAACAACAAAGATACGGTAGGCATCATCAGCGTACTTCCCGCAACCGTGTAGATCTTTTGCCGTCTTCCATTTGCCAGCAAGGTACTCGGAAGAGAACCTGATCAGTGTAGAAGTGCGCTTCTTGGACATACCCAGCGACTTGATAATTTCCTCAAGGTCAACAGGGTTTGCGCGAGACATTGAAGTTGCGTCAGGATACTTCTGGAACAGCTTAGGCAGCACAGCCCTGACCTGCTTGTTTGTAGTGAGGTTCAAGAGCAAGCAACACACCAGGATCTTCCAGGTGTCGCCAAAGTAGGGCTCTTGGACCAGATTGTGAGGGGACTTCGGTGGTTGCCAGCTCATATTGGCAGAATATCACACCGAGCTAGAATTTTCACATGTATTTCATCATTGCTATTGCCGAGACCATAACAAACTGAACTACCGCAAAGATCGTGATGGCCTTGGTCTTGAACTGGTTCAGCTCATCAATCTGCTTAATCTTCTCACGGAGCTGCGAGGGGGACGCGACATCGTCGATCTTATCCTTCCAATCGCGAAGCTCCTTGACCTTGTCTTCCTTCAGGCGGAGCTCAGCAATTTCCTGCTTCAGATCAGCGACCTCATGCCGGAGCGAATTGATTCCAAGTGCTAGTGTCTCTAGCTCCTTGAGTACAAGTCTGGAATATTCGTTCCAAGAATTCTGCGCTGGATCCATTGCCACTCCGGGGTTGCACTTCTAAAAGCTATTTATCTCTTTCGCTCGAAGTGTGCTCCCATCGCAACAGGCCAGATGCTGGATGCGATATATCTGCATGCCTCAGCAGCCCTCTGGATTTCCCATTGGGCTCCCTCGTGGGTGCGCAGGTCAATAAACCTAAGCAAATTGTTTAGATTGCATGTGCCATAGTACTCAGTGTAAAGGTTCATCGGCAGCACACCGCGGGCCTGCTCACGGCAAACTCCGGCTTCCATCAGCTCGTGGTACAAATTCACGGACTCATTGTGGAATACCTTGATTGCATCAGAGGCAGTGCGACCATAACTGGCAACGTGCGGGTTCACTAGATTGTCAGTATTGCTAGCCTGGCGGTTGGACTTGTGCTGGGTCCTGAGCTCTAAGGGCTCATAGAACTCGAGATTCTCCTCAGTGTAGCGCCGAGAGATCTCATTGTAGGACCAGGTCCTGTGGCGGTGGTGCTGGGAGCGCACAAAGAGCGGCACCTTGAACCTGAACGTGATCACGTTGTGCTCGAGGGTCGAGGTATGACCATGGTCCATCAGATACTTGATGAGTTTCTTATCCTTATCGTCTAGCTCTTCCTTCGACTTTCCAAATGAAACTCGCGCAGAGTTGACCACAGTGAGATCTGTTCCCATGTGCTGGACATACTCTACGCTACCAATGCCATCGTCATACAGCTCGACCCTCTGCATCTTCACTCCAGCTCGATATTGACATCCACAGAGACGGTGAGCTTTGGGATGCGGAGGTGGTTTGCGAGGTTGTGCTTCTTTGCCTCTGCCGCGTCGAGATACCAGTCGGCGTGACCACGCTCGTGGACGATCTTCAGGAAGTAGTCTTCCGGCTTGCCGCAGTTTCGAGCCATCATCTCATAGACCTTGCGGTTGAGGCGCTCGACCTCCTTCGCATCCGACTTGATCTCCTCGACCTTGCCCCACGCTCCACTGGAGACATCGTGAATCATCACGGTGCCGTTGCTATCCATGAAGCGCATTCCCTCAGTGCCGAAGCTGAAGAGGATTGCACCGCAAGACATTGCCTTCCCCTCAACGATAGTGGCCACGGGAAGCTCTGAAGACTGAATTGCAGAAATCATTGCCATGAGCGAGTACACTTGGCCGCCGTACGAGTCGATTACGACGGGAATCACCTTCTGGCCCGTGGAGTGGGCCTTGGCCATTGCGACCTGAAACTCCTTTGCAGATTCCTCGTCAAACTTGTTTACGCGGACGATAATTGGCAGGCTCCGGAGCTCGCATTCCTTGATAAGCGAGCTCACACTGGACTTCCAGATCATTCTCTCTCCTGTTGTTGTCGTTATCTAACTCTTAGATTCTAACCACACTTGGAATATGAACAAGACTTACAGGTGATACAGCCCTCTTGGTAGATCAGATCTGTGGAGCTGCACTCAGGGCAGGACTTCCCAGCTGACTTTGTCCCGTCGGGAATGTAGCCCTTCAGTACCCTCGCAGTGACCCTAGAGAAAGAGAACATGTCAGAGGCCTTATCCTTCTGGACTTGCTCTACGATGTACTGGATGGGAACTGCGTGCCTCAGAGCAAGGCTCATCGTCCTGGTGAAGGCACCCTGCGTCGGGTTGTCGAAGATTGAGGCGATGTCCTTAAATACGACCTCATCGTCACCAATCGGTACCTTCAAGTTGTAGGTGGTTACGCCGTCCTTTCGACCATTCTTGGTGAGGATTCCGGTCTTCGCCTTCTTGGGAATCTCAACCTTCTCTGCGAGTCCGCAGAATATCTCGTAGGGCTTGCCTTCCAGCAGGCCGACGAGGATCATCCAAGACTCGGTGCTTTCCCCGTTCTTGACGTTCGCACGGTGGATGTCGCACTGGAGGTCCTTCGGGCGCTTTGGAGCGTGCTGGACAGTCTTTGGTTCGTCCTTGGGCTTGTCTGCAACTAGAACGCCTGTCCTGCACCCATCTCTATAAACCGTGAACCCCTTGCAGCCCGTCTTCCAAGCCTTCATGTAGACCTGAGCGACCGTCTCTCTAGTGGCATCACCTGGCAAGTTGCAGGTCTTTGAGATCGAGTGGTCAATCCACTTCTGAGCCGCGGCCTGGATCTCGACGCTCTTCACCCAGTCGATATCATTTGCTGTGCCGCCCCAGTAGGGGCTCTCCTCGGGATTTGTCTTTCCTGTGGCATCCATCCACTTCTTGAACCAGTGGTGGTACACAGTGAACTCTTGCCACTTATCGCCGAGCTCATCGACAAAGTCTGCCGGCGTATTCCTGTCATTGACGTTGATCTTCTTGCGACGCTTGTAGGAAAGCAAGAATGCCGGCTCAATGCCGCTGGTCGTCTGCGTGAGCATCGACACAGATCCCACTGGTGCAGTTGTCGTGAGAGCAATATTACGTCGGCCAGTCTTCTTCCACATGTCAATGGCATCAGGGTGGAGAGAATTAGTAACCTCCATGACTCCCCTTAAGTACTTGTGACCCTTCTCCTTCTCGTAGTCCCACACTGGGAATGCGCCACGCTCCTGCGCCATCACAAGAGAAGAATAGTGCGAGTACCTAGCGAGCCAGCTGTAGATCACCTCAGTCATGTGAATTGAGTTATCAGACCCATACTTTTGATTAAGCGCCGCAAGAGCATCTCCGAGCCCAGTCACTCCAAGTCCAGTGCGCCTACCATTGAGTCCAGCCGCGCGGATCTTGTGCCAGAGGTCGCGCTCGATCTTCTTTACGTGATCTGGCTCAGGGTCCTTATCAATCTTCCCAAGAATTCGGTCGACGCACTCAACCTCGAGGTCAACAAGATCGTCCATGAGCCTCTGGGCGACATAGACAGTCTTTCCGAATTCTTCAAAATCAAATTCTGGTTTTTCGGAGAACGGGTTATTGACGAACGACGTCAAGTTTACAACCATGAGTCGGCAAGAGTCGTATGGGCTGAGTGGGATCTCGCCACAGGGATTCGTTGAGATCGTCCTGTAGCCTTCATCGTAGTAGCAATCAACGATTCCCTGATCGACTACAGTGTCCCAGAAGAGCGCACCCGGCTCGGCAGAAGACCATGCGGCATCAACAAACTTTTCCCAGACCTGCTTTGCGCTGACCGCCTTTGTGATCTCAGCTTCCTCTGGGTTCTTCTCAACTGGCCAGCGGAGCGTGAATGTGGAGTCAGACTCCACCGCCCTCATGAACTCGTCAGTGAATTTGATCGAGATATTTGCACCAGTCACCTTCTTCAGGTCACGCTTGATGTCGATGAATGTCTCGATCTCCGGATGGCGACAGTCGATGGTGAGCATAAGCGCGCCTCGGCGGCCACCCTGAGCGACCTCACGGCAGGAGTTCGAGAAACGCTCCATGAAGACACCGATGCCGTCAGTGGTCTTGGCAGCATTGGAAGTGTTCATGCCGCGTGGTCGAATTGTGGAGATGTCCATTCCGACACCTCCACGCCGCTTCATGATCTGCACCTGCTCCTGGTCAGCAAACAAGATTCCGCCATAAGAGTCATTGGGCTGCTCGATCACAAAGCAGTTTGAGATGCTCTGGATCTGGTAGTCATTGCCGATACCAGACATCGGAGACCCCTGAGGAATGATATACTTGAAGTCCTTCAGGTATCCGTAGATCTGATCTTCACTCAGTGGATTCGGATACTTCGCCTCAATCCTCGCAAACTCTCTTGCAAGACGGCGATGCATATCATCAGGAGTGTGCTCGAGCAAGTTTCCCGACTCGTCCCTTAGGGCATACTTGCTCAGGAAGACGTTTGCGGCGAGCTCGTCGCCATTGAAATACTCAACTGCCTCAGACATTCTTGCTACTCCTTATTTCCTTCCACTTCTGCTGCAAAGCCGTCTTCATATCATTCCCATCCTGGGACATGGCCTCATTCAGAGTGAGACATTTTTCATCCAGGACTTCAAACTTAGACTTCGAAGTGTCAATGTTTAGTGGGAACAAGAGTCCGTCCTTTCCTGCACGGTTCTTTGCCACGAAAAGTCGGCCAGATCCATTCGCTTTTTCGGTCGACTTCCTTGAGATCGACACCACGAGGTCTGCAACCATCGCCTTTCCATAGGCTTCACTCATGTTCTCAAGTCCAACGATGTCAGAGTTTGCAGAATCTCTGTTTGCCTGAGAGGCAGTCCAGATCGGAACGCTGATCTCCATTGCCAGGTTGCGCAGCTCCTCGTATACCAGCTTCAGTTCGTGGCGGAGAGAGTCAAACGTTCGTGAAGACCTCATGATATCAGCGTAGTCAATGAGTATGACGCCTGGCTTGAACCCCTTGAGCAGAAGCTTATCGAGGTGATTCTTGAGTGTCATCACGCTGGCAGTACCAGTGGGATATTCCTTGATGAATAGTCGGCCGTACTGTTTGTTCTTGTAGTGCTCGATGACCTCTTCCTTTCTCTCGCAGATCTCATTGCTTGGAATGTCGAGCAGATTAGAGTCGTACCTGAGACCCACCGCCTCTTCAGAGAGCTCAAATGTGTAGTGCACCACGTTCTTGCCCTGGCGCATCGCGTTAGCTCCCATGGCAGTCAACCAGTGGGACTTTCCTACGCCGGTGTTTGCGACCACTACAGCCAGCTCACCCCTACCAAGACCGCCACGGAGAATATCGTGCGCATCAAGCCTGACCACGCCAGTCGGGCAGACTTGTCGATTGCTCTTTGCAAATCGCGTCTCCATGTCTTCAAAGAAATCATGGCCCGTAGTATTTGCCATGCCGATCGAAACTGCCGTCTTCATCAGGCCGACAACAGACTCATAGTTGTCTTTCGAGATCATCTCGACAGACTTCTCAAGAGCCTCCTTGAAGGCCTGCCGCTTGCAGAAATCTAGCGCCTTTTCCTTGACATAGCTGTGATCGCCAATATCAGGATTTGCGCGCATGCGCTGGAGGAACTCTACAACTTGCTCCTTGAGAATAATGTCGCTGTCGTTCACCAGAGATTCTCTGGCGATGTTGACAAGGAGCTGAGGAGTCGGGAAAGTTCGGTACTTTGTGAAGTACGAGAAGTACTTGTCGCTCAGGAAAGTCAGGTAACGGAGCTCAAAATAGTCTGGGTGCATGACCTCAGCCATCTGAGAGGCCCACCTGTTGTCAGTCAGAAGGCACTGGAAAACCTTTTCCTGGAAGTGCTTCCCATACTGGGCGAAGTGTGCAACGTTACCTTTTGGAGACAAGCTGTGTACCTGCTCGGACATTAATACCTCAACGGTTGAGTAGTGAGATTGACATGAAGAACTTGTTGACGTCGAATCCCTGGATTCCATTTTGATTCAGGACGCGGATGAAGTTCAGTTTATTCGGCTGTGGGGCAGGAGTATCGATTGAGTATGTGAGCTTCTTGATGTGCTCTGCTGAGAGATTGGCAATATCGAGGTACATCAATTGCCAGTTCCTCTTTGCTATCTCTCCCTCTTCAGCAACATTCTGGAAGAGCTGCACCTTTGAGGACTTCGACAGTTCCATGCATTTGGTAACTATGTCATCCACCGAGATGTGGTCTTCACCAGACAGCTCAGGAAAACGCTTCATCATAGTGGGGAAACCAGCACCTTTTACCCCTGGGAGTCCGTCAGAGCCATCTCCAACAAAACACCTGACGGTGCAAAAATTCTCTGGACCGCATCCGAAACGCTCTTTCAGGGAGGCTGGAGTGATGTAAGACTTCTGGCCTGGAGACCAAACGGTGATTCTTTCTTCTGAGAGAAGCTGATAGTAGTCTTTGTCTGAAGAGACAATGATAATCTTCCGATCTTGAAAGCAATTCTTGGCGATGTAACCGATCGCATCGTCGGCCTCGCAATTCTCAACATATAACTGCTTCACTCCTGTCGATTTCAGGAGATTCACAATACAGTTGACTTGCTCGTTCCTGTTCCCAACTGTCGTTGGAATATCGTCCTCATAGTAGCGATTGAGCTTTGCGGGCCGACGCCCATTCTTGTAGTCTGGAAAGATGGCTCGTCGGCGAGCTGATCCACCACCTTCCCAGATCACATAGAGCCTGTCTGGCATGTTCTCATCTACGAGAAGCTGAAGAGACTTGAGGAACCCGACCACGCCGCCAACATGATTTCCATTGGTAGACATTGATGGGTTTACCACAAAGTGGCGCATGAACAGGTTCAATGCATCCACTAGCATGATCGAGCGTTCCATTAGTAGTCCTCTGGCCCAGCTCCCAGGGCCTCACCCATCTCCATTGCGACTGCTCGGACCTCCTCATAAGACTCAGGGTCGATGTCGATGTCGTTCACGCCAACAGTGGTCCGGATGAGAGTCTTTGCCAGAAGTCCATCAACCCAGGGCTTGAACGTCGGATCCTTCCAGATGTCACCGAAGTCAGCCTTGTAGAACTTCTTCTCAGCTATAGTCTCGTTCTTCTCGTTGACTACCTTGATTGTCTTCCAAGCGCCCGTGCCTTCGACAGTGACCTGGTGATTATTGACCATGTCTGGACCATGTTCGCGGAGGACGTCAAACACCTCTTCATGCTCCTCAATTCCCTTGCCGAAGATGATCCTGAACTCGACCTTTCGGAATGGAGGAGCAACCTTGTTCTTGATCGTCTTGCCCCAGACGTGGATGCCGATGACCTCGCCCTGCTTGTTCTCGATGTGCTGCCCAGCGCCAAGCTTGATCCGCACCGAGGAGTGGAACGGGATCGCCATGCCGCCGGGAGTCGTCGTCG